ATACCAAGGCGATTCGAAAAGATCATCTCCCCGGACTTGCTAAACAGTGGGGAGAGTCAATGGGGATAGAGGTTCCTGAAGGCATAGGCGACGAGGAACTTATCGCATACTTTTTTGAGATGCGTGGCCTGAAAGTAGTGCAGTCGAGGACGGTTCAAGGAACCAAGGTCGTAAAGAGAATTATCACAGGTAAGGAAATAATCGAAGAGTCAGAATGGCCCGGTGATAACATCCCGATCATTCCAGTGTGGGGCGAAGAGGTTGTGTCTCGCGGTCTTAGATACTTCAGGTCGATGATAACAGATGCGAGAGACTCGCAGATCATGTACAACTTCTGGCGCAGTGCAGAGACAGAGATCGTCGCAATGCAACCGAAGAACCCGTGGGTCGTAGAAGAGGGAGCGATCCCTGCTGATGGTGAAAAAGATTGGGAAGACGCGAACAAAAGATCTATCGCATATCTCACATACAAGAAGGGCTATAAAGCTCCTGTCCGCGCACAGCCCCCAATGATAAGCTCAGGCGCACTACAAAATTCACTACACGCATCCGATGACATGAAGGCTATTATCGGTATCTATGATCCTTCACTTGGGGCAAGATCCAATGAAACATCTGGTCGCGCTATCCTTGCACGTCAAAAAGAATCCGACGTTTCAAATTACCACTTCGTCGATAACCTCTCACGATCAATCACCTACCTCGGTAAAGTCTTACTGGAGATCATTCCAAATATATACTCAGCGCGTCAGGTTGTCAGGACTGTTGGTGAAGATGCCAAGGAATCGGTTGCCCATCTGATGCTTGAGGGGCAAGGTGTCCAACTACCAGATATGGATGGGCAGTACGATGGGACTGGGTTGCAGACAGATGAAAATGGGAATTTCATGTTCGACAAAACAAAACCACCTAACAGATTATACGATCTGAATGTAGGCAAGTACGATGTAACAGTTAAAGCAGGCCCGTCTTACGCATCGAAACGAGAAGAGACGAGGGAAACCTTGATTGAGATAATGCGTCAAGTGCCGGGTTCTGCTCCACTACTTGGAGATATTTTATTACAGCATTTAGATTTTGAAGGAGCAGAAGAAGTCGCAGAAAGATTGAAACAGTTTGTAGCAACACAAATACCGGGCATGGCGAATATGACAGCGGGATTAGCCGCAGGTCAGAGTCCGCAAATGTCGGGAACCCAACCAATTGTTTCGCCAATTGCTGGCAGTGTCCCACAAGGTAATCAACCGATACCGAATGGGAATGGTGCAGGCGCTGGACAACAATTCTCACAAGGAGTTCCAAGATGAATGAAGAACCCACAGCAATCGCCAACGATAGAGAAGAAGGAATTGCTGACCAAGAGGTAGCAGATGAAGTCGCCACGACACCTGAAACAGAAGAGGCTGACACCGAAGAGGAAACTTCGCAAGAAGGAGCCGAAGAGGTAAAGGCAGAAGACGATGAGGGTGATGACAGTGAAGAAGGAGATCCTGACGATGAAGAATACCAATTCGACTTCGGTGGGAACAAATTCAACTCCCTGAAAAAGGGTATGCCTAAAGAGCTTGCCGAGGAAGTACAGCGGTACGGCAATGGGCTTCAAACATCCTACACCAAAAAATTTACCGCACTTTCTGAAGCCAGCAAGATCATGGAAAGCCGTGATACTGCCCATCAGAAATTGTCAACAATGAACAATCAAACTTTAAACGAGTACGCTAAAGGGTTGTCCTTAAAAACTGAAATCGCTGAACTTGAAAAAATTGATATTGATCCTTATCTCCGATCAGAAGATTCTAGAGATCATCTTGAGGCGCAAAGGATTCAAAATGCAATTCAACAAAAAACGAGACAGTTCGAAACCCATCTCTCAAACGTGACCCAACTCGGACATCAAGCCACTGAGGTTGAGCGACAGGAAAACGTAAGACGCTACACCGAAGGGGTACAACAGATGGACGGGAAGATCGCGGATTTCTCAAAGAAACACGCAAACGATGTTGTCGCTTACGCAGTCAGCAAAGGAGTCCCAGAGGTTCACGCTAAAACGTGGCCTATGAACCCATTTGCGGCAGAGACAACGTACAAAGCGATGATGTGGGATAGGGCGCAGGCAAAGGGCAAGAAGGGTATTCAGAAAACAACTAACAAGATCACGCCAGTTATTCCTGTCGGAGTAAAAAAGAAAGGCAAATCTGGTGGTGCTAGAAAAGACCCCGGCAAAATGTCATCTGACGAATACACGACGTGGTATAAAAATAAATATGGAAAAAGATAGGGCATTAGGAGGCCCAACATATGGCTAACACAAACCTGACAGTTGATCAGGTAACCAACCGAGCGCAGATGGTACTCCACCAGAAGTTGAATTTTATCGGCAATGTAAATCGCCAATACGATGACAGCTATAAGACTGGTGGGGCCAAAGGCGGCGAGTCCATTCGTATTAAGCTCCCCAACGAATTCGCAATTCGTACAGGGGCGGCACTTAGTACTTCTGATGTGACTCAAAAGGCGGTTACCTTAACCACAGGAACACAAAAGGGTGTGGACATGGTCTTTACCTCGCAAGAGCTAACACAAGACATCTCCATGTTCTCAGAGAATTACATCGAACCTGCAATGTCCGTCCTCGCGGCGAACTTGGAGAGCGATGCACTTTCAATGTACAAACAGGTCTACAATGAAATCTCTGACCTTAGTGAAGATCCAGATCTGCGAGACATCCTTGATATGGGTAGTCGAATGACAGAAAACTTAACACCGTACTCTGATCGTTGCCTACTTTTAAGAACAAGGTCTAACGCGGCACTGATCGATGCACTGAAAGGCTTGTTTAATCCTGATCAGAATATGGACAAGCATTACAGGGAAGGACAGGTCGCAAACAATTTTGTAGGCTTCCAAAAAGTCTATGAAAATACTTTGCTTCCGAATCATGTAGGTGGATCCGACGATGGAACTGCCGACTACCTTGTTAACGCAGGTACGTTGACTGGTGGAACCGCAACCGTTGATACTGGGACTGGGACTTGGAAAGCGGGCGACATATTCTATGTCAACACCGTGACAAGGGTTCATCCTGAAACGAAAGCTGACACGACATATCATCAGCCTTTCGTGTGTACCAATGATGAGGGTGGAAGCACAACCAGCATTGAATTCACTCCAGAGATCGTTACAACTGGTGGTGGGCAAAATGTTGCGGCGGCTATGGCTAATAACGATCCTCTGCACAAGGTGGAATCCAATGGACGTGTCACTCTTTCGGGTGCGACTGACATTGCGGCTTCTCAAACCTACGGGATCGACCTTGGGTTTCACAAGAATGCTTTCGCGTTTGCGACGGCAGATCTTGAGGTTCCAAAGGGAGTTCACTTCGCAGGTCGTAGAGTTCAAGATGGAATTTCTTTAAGAATCATTAGAGATTATTCTATCAGTGCAGACACCATGCCTTGTCGGCTTGATGTTTTATATGGATACAAAGCGGTTCGCCCACAGTTGGCGTGTCGTGGTGGATTCATAGCTTAAGAACTAGTCCAATAGGAGCGGGGGCTTCGGCCCCTTAACCTTTTAAATACTGGAGAAAAAGTAATATGTCTTTCTTAACCATAGCCCAAGACGTTGCCATCGCAGTTGACTTCCCGTCTCCAGCAACCGCATTCGCAAACGGTGACCCAGCCGTAAAGAAAATGCAAAGATCTATTGAGGCGACATGTTATTCGCTTGGGAAAATTCATGCGTGGAAGACAATGAGGGCTGAAGCAACATTCACGTCTGTAGCGACTGAGGTACAAACTGGTATGCTACCGACTGGGTTCGACAGATTTATAGCAGAGACAATATGGGATCGCACCGACAAGACTTTACTAACTGGCCCAGTCACAGAGGTCGAGTGGGCAAGCCTTAAAGCATCTGCTTACTCAGACTCGACACAACGCAAATTTATTCAGCGCGGTAATACTGCTTCAACATCCATCCTGATGATACCTATTCCATCCGCTGGGAAAACTTTCGGGTTTTCTTATGTAAATACTTATTTCTGTCAGTCGTCTAGTGGAACTGCACAGTCCGCATGGGCGGCAGACACTGACGTGTCAAGGCTCGACGCAGAGCTAGTAACACTGGGCGCAATCTCAGATTTTCTGTGGATGGAAGGGATGAACCACGAAAAAGCGGACAGTGACTTTGAAGATTTATTTAACCAGTTAGTAAAGAACGACAATCCAAAAACGAGGGTTATGTCAGTCGCTGATATTTTTGGACAGCGAAGGCATTTCAATGGTGTGCCAGCAGTGACAGCAACCTACACGGTATAACACATGACCAATAAAATAGGAGCAAGATAATGCCATACAATGATATGCAAGGCGGCATGCAAGGCGGCATGCAAGGCGGTCTGTTTGGGCCGATGGGTGGGGCACAAAACTTTAGGGGAGGTGGACAATTCACCGATGAAGAATTACAGATGATGCTGGGACAAATGCAGTCGCAGTCACCGACAGGAGGGTCTTTGCCTATGTACAATCCCCCTCCAGCAGGTGGCCCACCATCACCACAGGGAGTCCCCGGTCTTGGAACCACTGGAATAGATCCTAGTATGATGGCTAGTGGATCAGGCGGTGGTTTAGAAGGAATGGACTTTGGTACACAAGCGGGTGACCAGATGGGCGGTATGCAAGATGCAATAATGAGCATGGGTAGGCAAAAAGCAGAAGAAGAAAGAATCAGGAAATTGCTTGCAGAAGCTAGTATGGGTGGTGGCTCGGTTTCAGGTGGAGGTTTTAATAGTCTGCGTGGACAGGGGATGGGTGGTAACCCAGCAACAACAATACCATCAGGGTTTAATTCAGGGGTTTAGATAATAAATGATAGTCGCTAAACAAAGAAGAGCAGGGAGAAAGTACAGACAGAAGAGGGCGATCATCCAGACTGTGCCTAGCCCAACTGGTGGATGGGATACACGACAAGCGGTGAGTGCGATGCCTCCTATGAATGCTGTGCTTCTGGATAACTGGTTCCCTGAGACTGAAAAGGTGACACTCCGTGGTGGTTCAGAGGCTCATGCGACAGGGCTTGGAACCTCATCTGAAGCTGTAGAAACTTTGATGGAGTACAACAAACTTGATGGCACGAATGAATTGTTTGGAGCCTGTGGCGCAGAGGTTTACGACGTTACTTCAGCAGGGGCAGTAGGGGCGGCAGTGGCATCTGGCATGAACAATGCACGGTGGCAGTATACAAATATGGGGACTAGCGGTGGACAATTTTTATTGGCTTTCAACGGGGCAGACACCCCATTGAGTTATAACGGTTCGACTTGGGGAACTGCGTCAATGGCTGGGCCAACAATCGCAAACTGTATCTGGTGCAACACGCACCATCGAAGGCTATGGATAGGGGAAGAGAATTCCTTGTCAGGCTGGTACGGTGCGGCAAACGCAATCACTGGAACATTTGTGGAATTTCCTTTGCATGGAGTATTTTCCAAGGGTGGATTTATAGCTGGGATGGGGACATGGACAAGAGACTCAGGTGAGGGGTCAGAGGATCTCGCTATTTTTGTAACGTCTGAGGGACAGGTCGCAGTTTACAATGGGATAGATCCAAACACGGCGGCAAGCTGGCAGTTAATCGGTGTGTTCCAGATTGGAAGACCGATAGGTCGTCGCTTTATGCTTCGAGCAGGGGCTGACCTTATACTAATTACGACAGATGGATTCGTTTCTTTGGGTGCGATTCTCGCGCTGGACAGGTCACAATCTGAGATGGCGGCGATCTCTGCACAGATTAACGACGCGGTAAACACAGCGGTGCGCTTATATGGCAGTAACTTTGGATGGGAAGGTATTTTGTACTCCCAAGGCCAACAACTAATTTTTAATATCCCGATATCTGGGACAGAAAAACATCAGTACGTTTTTAATACGATCACGCAGGCTCCTTGTAGGTTCAAAGGTCTTGAGGCCGTGACATGGGGGTTAATCGGTGACGATGTTTACCTTGGCATGGAAGACGGGACAGTCGACAAATACGACGGTGATAACGTGTACAGTGATACTGGGTCAGTGGCAATCAGTGGCGATGGAGTCGCGTCGTTTAATTATTTTGAGTCACCAAATACAGAAAAACAGTTTCAGGCAGTCGAGCCTATCTTTGAATCATTCGGCAACCCAGTAATCGCGACCGACATGAACGTGGACTTTCAGATCCGTGCCGCGACAGGAACAGCAGTGGCTGGGCCGACACACGTTGGTGTTTGGGGGGCCGCCAAGTGGAATATTAGCTTGTGGGGAAAATCTCCGCAAGTATTCAGAGGCTGGCGCGGTGCAATGAAAAAAGGATTCGCGGGATCATTGCGAGTCAGGGTAGAAACAACGACAACGAAGCCGTCATGGTTGGCGACACGGTATCGTTTTAATCCGAGTAGAAGCTCATGAACTTAGCCGAGTTATTTGGACTGACTAAAGACTGGGAACCAATCCAACGAGTGAGTGGAGCGCAACCGGGCTTTATTAATCCAGTGATTGACTGGCGCAACAAAATGACTCGCCCTATTAAAACGCCACAAGGTGGAGACTTTAGGGAAATGTTTCGTCCATCTGATGACGGCGACACTATGGAAGCGCGAAATCGGCATTACAGCCCAGAAGAAATACAAGCGATGAAAGATAATTTCCCTCGAATGGCTATTCCTCAGACAGGTGGAATTATCCAAAAAGCACTCAAACCGACAAGAAAAGTATTCAATGATATAAGGAGACTCACCAAGGAAGGGATTAAACAAAAAGATTGGTACAAGAAGTCTGGACAGGCAATGCTTAACGCAACGCAAGGGAATCTTCCGAGAACGAAAGACTTGGCTAATTTTACTTCCATCTCTTCTCCGTCAACGGCAGTAAGAGAAAACTTCGGGCATGGGGCAAGGTTCTATTACCAGAAATTGATGGGAGATAAACTAAAAGCGGGGATTTTCCCAAACGCGATGGGAAGATCGGCTGATGAATATATTAAAGGTGGAGAGAGATCTATCGGGCCGAAACGACAGCCGTTTGTCAACAATATGCTAAATACCATCGACCCTGTATCACCAAAAAATGAGGTCACCAACGATATATGGGGCGCACGGGCGTGGGACTTACCAACGGACGCACCATCAGCTAGACAGCATCAAATGATGACAAGTGGAACACAGCGCATTGCTAAAGAACTTGACCTAGACCCAGAGCAGGCTCAAGCCTCATATTGGTCAGCGATAAAAGCAAAAACAGAATCCCTACCTAGAGCCTTGAGAGAACAAGCAAAAACAAGCTGGCAAGAAAAACTATTACCACGCCAAATAAGAAAGCCAATGGAAGTGGAACGAAGAAGTAATTTACGACAGGCCGCTATAAACGCAGAGGTTCCAGAGGATTTGATAAACAAGGCGGGATATGATTTTGCGGATGCAATGGATGACCACACAGGGTTTGTTAGTTGGGAAGCGGTTCCTTCTAGAGAGAGTGGGTTGATGCCAGAAATACACGACGCACCTTTCAGCGTGAGAATGAACTTCACAGAGCAAATGGATTCGATTTTAGGCGACACAATCGAAAAGGAACTCGGCATTCTCACCAACAAACGGGTAGATGTCATGGGGACGGGGTTCTATCAAGAACTGACAGATATTTCTTATAACCCGTCTAAGCAGATCGGCATTATCATGCCACTTGGCCCCGGTGGTAGGGGAACAGGGGTAATAGACCCTTCAGCCAGAAAGGCCGTTGAACTTTACGCGGCTATTAAAGGAAAGCTCACATATCAGCATGGGATGGGCTATACAAGGCCGTTTCCATCCCCAACGGTCAAAGGGGCTGGTGGATTTGAGCTTGATTTTGGTCGCCCATTGACCCATGATGAATCTAGCGAGATCATGGTTGCGATAGAAAAACACCCAGATTTGCAAAAGGTCAACAAGGATGGTACGATAACACCAGCAGTATATTTTAATCCGTCGAAAAATGGTATCCACATTTATCATGATTTTGTCGGGGATCATACAAAATTTAACAAGGCGCTAGATTCACTACTTGCAGATGAAACTTTACTCCCCGGAGTAGAAGCGGCAGGGCATGGAATCGGTTCAGACGGTGCTTTGATTGGAGGTTCAGGTGAAAGTTACGAGAGCATCATTCGCAGAAACGGCGGAGAGATACAAGAACGCAAAATTTCTGGTCTTCTCTCCGAAAACATCAAAGGACTTTATCGGAAAACCGCCCAAGAACAAGGATACAAAGACCCCTTCCAAGCCACTCCCTCGGCTCCCACTGAAGTAGCACCTGCTTTACCTCGACTACCAAAAACAGATTTAGAGAGAATCCTTCGTGGCGGAGGTGTGTCATGATTAAAACACAGCGACCACTACCAAGAATTTTATGCGGAGCTAGCGAACAGGTTTGCCTGTGGGTTGCAGAAAGAATTAAAGATGTTCTCTACGAGTTCGACAAGGCGCAAGCCATTGGAGTTCTTGACGACACTGGGAAGTTAATGTGCGGCGTTGTTTACCATGACTACCGACCAGAGTGTGGAACGATGCAGTTATCGATAGCATCATCAAATCCAATGTGGGCTCGAAAAGAAACAATCACACGACTATTAGCATATCCATTTATTGAGTTAAATATTTACAAATGTTGGATCACCGTGGCATCTGACAATCCAAAATCACTAGCATCGACCAAGCATATCGGCTTCAAGCAAGAAGCAATATTGCACCATCAATATGGTAAAGACAGACACGCACACTTTATGAAGATGAGTCGCAAGGACTATAAAAGAATTTACGGGAGATAGACAATGTTCGAGATTATAAAAACATACGATCCATATGCACCAGAGTTGGTTGAGTGGCCCGTCAAGATATTAAAGGCGTGTCATCAAGGGAAGGGTGGGGGAAGTCCCCCCGCGCCACCGCCAGCCCCAACGCCGCCAGATCCTTACGCAGTGGCTGGAGCGCAGGGCGCACAAAATAGAGCCGCCGCTATCTCAGAAGCAGAAATCGCGATGGTAAATCAGCAGACTCCTTATGGGGGGTTAGAGTGGACACCGCGTGGGTTGTCAGATATTAAATATGTTGGTGGTATCGGGCCGGGTGATGCAGGGTACGATGCAGAAAAGAATATAGAATATGGAGGAACACCACAATACACAGCGACGCAAACATTATCACCTCAACAGCAACTTCTTTTAGACCTTAGTACAGAGGCTCAAGTCGGTTATGGAGGTATAGCAAATAGGCAACTCGAAGCCGTGGGAGACAGGTTGTCAGCTCCAGTTGACCTCGCTGATGTTCCAGCGGCCCCGTCAATCAATCTTGAGGACTTTGTTGGTGAGGCTCCAGTCGCTAGCTTTGCAGGTATCCAACAACCGGGGCAACTCGACTACTCTGGTCTGGGT